CCGAGACTTCCGCCGTGAACTCTTCGTGCATCTCGGCGAGGACGAGGATGCCGTCTCGCCCGAGCTCGCGCATCCCGAGGAGTTGCTCGACGCCGCCATCGAAAAACGGCTCCGGTGCACGGGGATCCGAGTCCGCGTCGACGACGCCCAGCAGGCACGTGTGGATGGCCTTGCCGTACTCGTAAAGGTCGTCACCCTCTTGCGGATCTTCAAGCCCGTGCTCCCTCGCGTAGGCCCTCCCGCGCTCCATTACGAGCCCGCGCGTTCCGGGCTCCAAAGGCAAAAGGCCGACCTCGGGCGGCAACGGCGGATCCGGTTCGCCCGGATGCTCCGCTCGCCACGCCTCAAGGTCGGCCTCCTTCTGCGCGGACGGGATGCCCGGCAGATATTGGGAAGGAATTGTGCCCGCCATGGGGAGGCGGACTCGTCGCGGCCGCAGGTATCCCTGCAACAGGTCGCTTGCCTTCATTGTTGCCCCGCTTCGGTTGCTATCAGCCGGTGATCTTCGGCTTTCCACCCTTGAGCGTCATCGCTCGGGTTTGGGTGCTGTTCGAGTGGTCCCAGTTGTAGGCCATCGTCTTGATCGTCATCGGCTTGATCGTGTGGATCTTGCCGTTGAGCATCGCGAAGGACACCTCGACCTCGTCACCCTCCACGAAGTCGTCGTCGATCGACGATCCGTCACCGCCGATGGGCACGGCGCTGTCGAGGCTCGCCTCGGACGTGATTGGACCCTGCGATTCGTTTTCGTAGCCGTCTTCGATGACGACCGATTCGCCGTTGTGGGTGTACGTGACCTGGCCGGTCGTGGCGAACTTGAGGCGCCGGCCCTTGTGATAGAACGACGCTGCACGGAACTTGGAGGCCATGCTGGGGGTGCTCCTCGGGCTATGGCTCGGGCGCGCAGCGCTCGGCCGGGGAAGGGTGCCGGCTCACCCCGCGGCGGCGGGGCGGACGCTCACGCAGAGCGAGCCGACAGAATCAGTGGTTCGTCGGCTCAGGCCGCGATCTGGCGGATGAGGTTCGCCAGATGCAGGTTGTGGGGGCGGACGATGGAGGGGAAGATCGTGTCGATGCGCTTGGCGCTCGAATTCCACGCGCTGACCGGCGAGCTCTCCACGCCGTCGTCGTCCTCGCTGAGGATGTAGCCGGCGGTGACGAGCTCGTCGTGGAGCGCGGATGCCGATGCATTCCAGATGCTCGGAGTGAGCACGCCTTCGATCTGCGGCTGCCCGTCGGGGAGGTCGGGGCCGACGCCGGGGTTGCCCTCCATGACGCCCTGAGCCACCGCTTTGAGCTGTTCGCGCGCGTACTGCGGCACCGTCACGTCGTGCGTGCCCCAACATCGATCGTCAGGGTCGGTCCCGTTCAGGCTGTAGCTCGTGATCGAGTAGACCATCCGGGTCGTGCCGGCGAACGGCATGATGGGGGTCACGCCAGCGTTCAGGGCCACGTTGAGTTCCGCGTGGGTGGGGATGTCGGCGGCGAGTTGTGGGTTGTCGTACCAGAGCAGCGACGCCGCATCGTTGAACACGCCAGCGGCGCGCACGTTCGGGTTCTGCTGCTCGTACACCGCACGGACGGCGGCAACTCGCGCAGCGATCTGCGACGGGTGGCGCACCGAGTAGCGGGCCCATGCGACCTGACACAGGGGGGCGTTGAGCGTGGTCTGAGCGAGCGACTGCGCGTCCGCGTAGGCGCCGTTGTGGCCGAAGACCGCCTGCTCCAGGTGCTCGATGAGCGCCCCCGACTCGCTGTTGACGTGCGTCTCGACCTTCGCCGCGTTGGTTGCGTCGTTCTGCGCGACGGCAAGCCGCTTGTACTCGGCCGCCTCGAGCAGGTCGATGACGTTGGCGATGTCGTCGGCGCCAGATCCGCCGGTGAAGGGGACCATGCCGCTCGTGGTGGCGGAGCCGCCCGCGTGCGTGGTGGTGCCGCCGGTAGGCTGGTCCGTGGTGATCAGCTTCGTGTAGAAGCTGTTCATCCGCACGCCCTTCGACTTCGTGGTGAGCGTTACCGTGTAGTCGGGGCCGGCGCCCTTCGCAGCGGTGTAGCCGAGCTTGGTTTTGGCGTTGATGGCCGCGACGCAGTTGTCTGCGGTGTTCTCCTTCGACGCCGTGTCCACCGACCAGGAGATGTTCCCCTGCTCAGTCCAGAGAGCGAGAGTGCCCGTGCCGCTGCCGAGCGTGGTCCACGTGAGCGTCTGCGTGCCAGGTGCGGCGCCACCGGCCTCGGCAACCGGAGCCAGGACGCACACGGCGCCTGCAGCGATCACCTCGTAGGCTTGCAGCGCGCACTCAGAGCCGGGTCCGACGAGCGCGTCGACGTCAGCGTCCGAGAAAGCGAACTCGACGTCCGAATCTGCAGTCATCGATCCGGCTGCGGTCTTCGTGCCGGTACAGACGACGTACCAAACGCCCTCGCCGGTGCTACGGCCCTGCGCGTACTGGTTCTCTTGATAGATCCCCGGGACGTCGCCAGGGGCCGAACTGAGCGTGAACAGTGCCATCAGGCGTCACTCCTCTTGGTGTGGTTCAGCCCGCTGCGGGGCCTTCGTCGTCCGCCTTGCTGGCGGCCTTGGTCTTGCGCGAGGGCTTGCTCGGGCCGGTCTTGTTCGGCTGCTCCTCGGATTCGGGCGCCGACTGCTTCCAGAGCGGCTCGACCTCGCAGCCCTTCGCGGAACGCGTCTCTTCGCGGACCTGCTCCGGGTCACGGAACGTCACGCCGCAGAGCTTCGCGGTCGCTGCGTCGGCGGCGATGAGCACTCCGTCCTGGACCTGCCGCTTGTTGTAGCGGGTCGCATCGATCTCGATGACGCAGCGCTCGAACTCGTAGCGGACGTGGTGGCGAGCAGTCTGCAGCTTGCCGATCTCAGGATCATTCGGCCCATCCCGCTCGATCTCCGCCGATGCGCGACGGGCACCGATGTACTCGGTCGCGCGGAACAGTCCGTTGCGCCCGCGCACGAACTCACGGCTCGCAACGCCGCAGGGGCAGCCGTGGTGGTCGAGAGAGAAAAACGGATTGGTGCAGACGCGCAGCTTCGCTGTGCTCATGGTGATGGCCCCGCTGTGGTTGAGCGCCGGCGCGTAGCTCGGCGCGGTGAATCAGATGTACTTGGCCGCGACCGCCATCGAGCGGAACCAGTCGGCATCGCGCTCGACATTGGCGATGCGCCAGTCGTAGAAGTGGCAAGGGGCTTCGCCGCCAGGTGTTCCGACGCGGCCGCCAAAAACCCATGGTCCAGTGCCCCAGTCTGAAGGCGTGTAGTAACCCGCGGCCTGCACGTCTTCGCCAATGAGACGCCCGGCAACGTAGAGCTTGAGCGTGGTGCCATCGGCGCTCACCGAGACGCCGATGTGTGTCAACCCTTGGAACTCGATCAGGTCGTCGTCTGTGCTCTCGACGCCGTTGCTCCCGTCGCCTCCAAGGATCTTGCCGGCCGTGCCGGAGAAATGCATCCCAATGTGGTAGTAGGGGCTCGTCCAGCTCGTGCTGTTCTGCTTGAGCACGATTCGATTGAGGTCGCTTAGCGCCCCGATGACCTTGAGGTAGCCGGACACTGTGAACCCGTTGTCGGTGTTGGGGACATCCGGGCTGGTAGCCGTCTCGTAGTGGACGACTGAAGTACCAACGCCATCCTCGGTCGCGCTGATTGGGATGGCGACAACGTCGCTGGAGCCGCTGCCGTGCGTCGACGTTTCGTTCGCCGTCAGGACGTTCGATGCGCTGGCGCCGTTGCTGCCCTGGTTGGCGATCGTGGTGCCGCTCAGCAGAGCCCCGGCGAAGTAGCGGAGCACGTCGTTTGCGTCGGCGGCTGGGACGGACCCGGCGGACGCTGCGTCGAGCGCGTTCAGGGCTGCCGTGAGCGTCGCGCCGGAAACGTCGCTCGCGTTGCCGATGTCGTCGGAGTCGAGCGCCTGGAACTCGAGAGAGTCGCTTTTGCGGCACAGCACGACGCCGTTGGCGCCAGCCGAACGCACCTGGAAGTCGGTGCCGTCGAAGACGACTGCGCAAGGGGTTGGCGGGCACCAGTGCCACGTGCCGCCGTCAGTGCCGTCCCAGCTGAAGAACCAGCTGCCGGCAACGGGTGGGCCGTTGACCTCGCCCTGCGTCGCGACGGTCAGCAGTGCGTCAGCGCCGCCGGCAGCGCTGTCAACGTAGGCCTTGGTCGCCAGGTGGGCATCGGCTGTCGGCGTGACGCCGGAGACGACACCGGTGAAGCCGTTGGAGCCGTCGACAAATGCGACAGCGCTGGCGAGCGTGCGCAGGTCCGCCTCCGAGATCCCTCCCTCGGAGTTGTCGGCGAGCAGCGCCAGAGCCTCGGCAAGTGTCGTCATCGGAAACCGCTACTGAAACCGTCAGTGAAGCCGGACACGGACTCGCCGTCGGTCGGCTCCCAAATCTCCTGGGAGAAGATCGGGTCGTCGCCGGGTTGGTCGATCGTCAGGTGGATCGCGTCGCCTCGATCGTCAGGCACGCCTGGCACGTGGTGCTCGCGCACCTTCAGCTGCCAGAAGATCGCTTGCAGCGGCTCGGCGGCCCCGATGCGAACCTCCGAGAATCGGAAGTCGCCGTCGAAGTCCACGACCCAGAAGCCGCCATGGTCGAGGATGCTCGATCCGTAGTCGGCCGCAAACGGGTCTGTGTCGCCGGTCACAACGTAGGCCGGGTGTCGGCCGTTGCCTGCCTCGATGGCCTTCACCAACGCGGCGGCGATGCCGTGGAGAACCGGCGCCATCTGCGTCATGGCGAGCTCGTCGGCTGGCGGGAAAACCCAGAAGCACTGGACCGTGGACTCGGTCCCGTCGAGGCCCTTGTCGCCGAAGCGCTTCGGGTCGATGCTGCCGCGCCAACAGAACAGGGCGGGCAGGTAGTTCGATTCGAGCAGGTCTTCGCGCGGGTCGTGCGGGTAGGCTTTGCGACACACCGCGCCCTCGGTGGCGAAGTCGGTGGCAAACGCTGTGTTGACCTCGTCCCGGATGACCGCTCGCATGAAGTCGGCGAGCACGACCAGGCCGGGATCGCTGAACGCCGGCGACGTCTCGGTCGGGTCTGCTGGGTCCGACCCTCTCGACGCAACAGGGAGAGGGGCTGCGCCGTGGTAGTCGGTCATGCGTCAGCTCCACCGGGCTGCGATCAACGCAAAGCCCTGGTGGACCTCCTCGATCATGAAGATGCGCGCCGTTTCGCCCGCTGGACCCATGAAGGGCTGCGCCACGGTGCCGGGGTGCCAGACCTCGCGCGCGAAGTAGATGCCGCCACCTGGGCCGTACCAGCGAAGGAAAGAGCCGCGCCCCACGCCGAAGTCGTTGGCCTTGCGGCGACTCTGCCCAGCACGGAGAGGTCCGCGCGATCCGAATGCTGCCTTGGGCCGAATCCAGTGAGCGTTCGTCCCCTCCTCGACATACCGGGCGTACTCGGTCGGGGCGGTGATCTCCCACTGCGCGCCGAAGGGGATGGCGCGGTCGAACTGGACCGTGATCTCGCTCTTGAGTCGGCCGCCTGTCACCGAGCCGCTGGGCCCGTGGTAGGTGCCGACAGGGGCGCGGTCCCTCGCGTCCTCTGCGCCTTCCTTGGCTCCGTCGCGGGCCGCTCGCTGGCAGACGCCCTGCGCCGCGCGGAAGGTTTCGCCGCGCAGTCGCTGGAACAGGGAGAGATCTACGGTGGCGGTTCCGGCGATCATGGGATCACCCGAAGTCGCCGAAGCCCCCGCCGTAGAATGTGGAGGATGCCGCGGTCGAGTCTTCCTCGGGGTACAAGGTGCCGCCGACGTTCGCCGGTTCGTTCGGCGCACCCTCGACGTCAAGCTTCGTGAAGGACTCCCTCAACAGCTTCAGCT